TCAGGTCGAGCTGACTCCGGCCATCCTCCTGCGCATGGCGGCCAGGGTCTCCTGCTGGACCTCCGCGGACTGCTCAAGGAACCGCTGGGTCTCAGTGCTCATGAGGCCCGGGGGCGCCTGAGCCGGCCGCTTCAGGTTGCCGGGCTCGACAACCCCGGCGACCAAGACCGCAGGGTTCGATGGGGCAGACCCCGCCTCCTTGGCCTGGGCCACCAGGTGCTCATACATCTCCACCTCGTCGCCTCGTTCGACCAGGGCTCGCCAGACCGGGTCCGCATCCTCGGGGAGCCCGTCCAGGAACGCCTGGCGCGTACGGGGGTTAGCGGCCTTCCAGGCGATGGTCCCCTCGGGGATTCCCCGACGGGCCGCGGTGGCCCGCTCCTTGGCATCTCGGCTCATGGCCGCGTAGAGCTTGGTCTTGTCACCCAGGCCCCCGTCGTACATCTGGCCGTCCGGGTGGAGCACCGAGTAGAAGCCGAAGTGGAAGTGCTTGGCCCGGCCGACCTTCTCCTCGGTCACCAGCAGGGCGTCCTTCCACTTCTTCAGCAGACGGCGGACCGGGCTCTCGGCCAGGCCTGTGAGGGCCATGACGTCCTTCTGGGTGAGCACGACGTTCTGTCCGGCGAAGAGGACCGCGAGACGCCAGGCGTGCTTGCCGTACTGCTCGTCGGTCCAGGAGTCGTTGGCCGGGTCCAAGATCGTCAGGAGTGTCCAGGACTCCCCTCGGATCCGTCCCCACTCGGTGAGAGAGCTGATCTTCTCCTGGGCCAGGACGAGCTGGATCTCCAGTCGCTCAGAGTTTTTCAGGTGTGACTCTCCGATACCGGTCGCCTTCCGCCCATTACCTCTCTGAGGGGCCCCATCCTCCAGAAGCTCCAGGGTCCAGGACCCAGAGGGGATGAAGTAGTCAGAGAGGTACTGGGCGGCAAACGACCGGTATCCCGAGGGGCCCAGAGGAGACCAGGACCTCCCGGCCAGAGAGTTGAACCGGAGCTGCATGTCCTCGCGCTCCTCCTCGATCACCGAGGAGCGGCCCCGGGTGGCCGTGTAGAGGAATTTAAAAACGGAGGTGCCCCCAGTGGGACCGGCGATCTTCTGGACGGTCTCCTTGTGCATGTCGGTCCAGCGGGCGATGCCCCGGGTGCCGGACAGGAACGAGTGGGTCTCCACGGCCCAGGAGATCGCGGCCTCGTTGAGGGCCTTGGGCTCCAGGAGGAGGCGCTCACGAATCTCGTTGAGGCGGGGGCCGGAGACCTTCTCCGGGGATTCCCGGTGAGCGGTTCGCCCCGAGACGGCCTGGCCGATAGAATCGGCGTCAGAGTTCATGTGGTTGTTCCCAATCTGCTTGGAGGCGTGGGGACAGCCGGTTCGGAGAGGGTGATGACCTCCCGGACCAACCGGGCTCTTTTTAAAAAGAGCCGTCTGATGACGTAGCCCCTGGTTTCCGCCGGGGGCTTCGTCGTTTCTGGGGATCAGGATACGCACGCGCGCGGCCCGTTCGGCAACACCCAGGTTCACCCCAATAATTCTTGTAGAGGGCACCGCTCCAAGAAAAGTCCGAGAGGAGTCATAAAGCCAACGAGTATGCCTTCAGGGCTCCTTTTAAGGTGCTCAGACCCACCACAGAGTGGTAATGTGAATACATCGCCACCGAGGCGATACGACTCCGCTGGAGGACCCCCGCACGGGGAGGTCCTCCGTGCGTTTTGAGTCGAAGGGATGCGCAATGCAGCACCCCACGAACGAGTTGGTGCTCACCGAGTCCCGCTCGATGCGAGACCAGACGATCGAGCGCACGGACGTGCTCGACAAGGTCAAGGCCCTCGTTACCCTGCCGAACGGCTTCCACGTCACCACGGAGATGGTGGCCACCTACTTCGAGGTGCCGGTCGAGACGATCAAGAGCGTCGTCGAGGATCACCGGACGGAACTGGAGGAGCGGGGATACCGGGTCCTCAGGGGTTCGGAGCTGACCGAATTTGCGAGTCCCTTCGGGGGACCCGCAAATCTGGGGCTGAGCCCGATGGCTCGGTCCCTCGCCCTCTTCACCCGCAAGGCCGTCCTCAACGTCGGTCAGCTCCTGACCAAGTCCGAGGTGTCCAAGGCGATCCGGAGCTACCTCTTGGATGCCGAGGAGGAGCAGCACAACCCGCAGTTCCAGATCCCCAGCACCTTCGCCGAGGCGCTGGAGCTGGCCGCCACTCAGGCCCGAGAGCTGGAGCAGGCCCAGGCCGCTCTGGCCGAGGCGGCCCCGAAGATCGAGGCGCACAACAACCTGATCCAGTACGGCGCGAACCGGACCGTCGGCGAAGTGGCCAAGGAGCTGTCCACCCCCGAGCGCAAGGTCATGGAGAGCGAGCTGCGCCGCCTGATCGTCCACGAGTGGAAGTGGGCCTTCACGAGGACCCGGGAGTGCGGCAGCGTTCAGTACACCCCCTATGCCCACAGGGGCGACTACCTGGCCCTGGGCGAGGAGAAGTACCCCCACGACACCAGGCCGAACTGCTGGCACGCGACCATGCGGATCACCCCCAAGGGCCGTGAGGCCATTCGCCGGAAGCTCGCCCAGCAGAAGGCCGAGCCGGCCGTCCTGACCCCTTCTCGAACCATCGCCCCCAAGCCCACCGAGGCCGAGGTCATCTCGATGATCCGAAGGGGTGCGTGAGATGGAGGCCAACACCCCTCGCCCGGTCGACCCCGCGCTCGACCAGGTCCTCCGGGACACCGAGCTGGTCCTCTCGGCCCGGATCGTCTGGACCCACCTGCGCAACCGCCCCTCCGGCCAGCGCAAGGCCACCATCGTTCGCGCCCTCGGGGTGGACAAGGCCGTGGTCTATCGCGCGGTCAAGGCCCTCACCGAGCGCGGCCTGGTCGCCGAGGAGGACGGCGTCTGGACCGCCGTCGCCCCGGAGGGGGAGGGCCGATGAGCGTCACCGAGGCCGAGTACGACCCCTGGGCGCACTTCATCGTCGGCTACGACAGCCGCCAGGTTCAGCAGATCGAGGTCCGCGAGCACATCGACGGCATCGACCTCGTGGAGACGGTCGCCGTCAGGCCCCTTCGGGTCTGGGAGAAGACCGACGGCGGGCTGGTGGAGCTGCACGGAGAGGCCGCCCAGCAGGCCATGGAGGCCTTCTGGGCCGACGCCGACCAGAGCAATGAGATCGATGGGGAGAACAACCGATGACCAGCCCGACCATCACGCTCGACCACCTGATTCAGACCCGGCTCGCCGAGATCGCCGAGGACGCCTGGCGCGACCACCGCATCATGCCCGTCAAGGGCGGTGACGGCCGTGTCCTCCAGCTCGGTACGGCCGCCGTGTGGGAGCAGTGGTACTGCCAGGCCGACCACGGACACGGGCTCTGCGGTGAGCCCTTGCTGACCCACGAGCAGACCTCCACGCTCCTGGGGATGTTTAACGACGACCAACCCGTCCCGGACCCAAAGATCCCCCCAGTGGAAATCGAGCTGCTCGACCCGTCCAGGGGCTGCTTCATGCCGGACGTGCTGCTCCACTTCTCCGACGTCGGCCGCGAGTACCGGAAGGCGCAGGGCTGACCATGCAGAAGCACATCGTCGACTACGTCAACTACGGCTTCCACCTCGCTGCCATCGGGATCACACTCGGCCTGATCGTCGCGGTCGTCCGCGCGGTGCGGAGGGCCCGATGATCGAGTGCTGCATCTGCGGCAAGGAGACGGACCTTCCCCGGAGCTGCCGCCCGTGCCGGAACCGGATCCGCGGGCTGCTCCTTGGCCTCCCGGAGGCGGTCGTCCAGGTCTGGATGGCCCGGCACCGCGTCCAGCGGGGCACGAGCAGCGAGCGGGTCTCGGCGTCGAAGGAGGCCCCGATCCCCTTGAGGATGGACGTGCTGAACCTGCTCGGTCCGAGCGCTGACGCAGTGCTGTCAGGCGAGGACCAGGCGGGCCCCGTGCCCGTCGTGGGCGTCCTCTCCGCTTGGTCGGACTTGGTGTCCGACCAGACCCGTCAGAAGCCCGTCGGGCGCACCGTCAGCGGCCTGACGCAGCACCTGCTGAACCACGTCGAGTGGGCGTGCCGCCAGGAGTGGGTGACCGACTTCGCGGAGGAGCTGGAGGGCCTGACGAAGACCCTCCGTCGGGTCTCGGGCATCGAGCCCGTCAGGATTCCGCTGCCCGTCATCTGCCCGACGTGCGACCTGCGGACCATGATCCGCGAGGAGGGGTCCGGGTGGGCGGCGGAGTGCCGGTACTGCCCGGCGGTGAAGCTCTCCGCCCGGGAGTACGGCCAACTCATCACCGCACAGGCCCAGGCCGTCAGCACGCCCCGGGAGGCCTGACGCTCGTGAGTTCCCGTAAGAGCCCCGCGACTCAGACAGTCGCGGGGCCTTCCCCTGCTTCCACCTGGTTGGTCCGCACTGCTACGACAGCCGGCCGACCCGCCGTGCTCGCCGCAGCCCTGGTCCTGTCGGCACCGGGCGAGTACCGCCTGGCCCTCCTGGCCGGGTGGACCCCTCCCTTCGCCGCCGTCATGCCGCTGGTGATGTCCCTCTACGCCGGGGTGGCCGCCGCCATCGCATCCAGCCTCCCCAAGGGCAGTCCTGAGAGGCGCCAGGCCAACGTGGGCGCCGTCATCGCCCTGCTGCTGGCGATGACGGCCCAGGTGGTCTCCCACTTGATCGAAGCCGGTTACATGGTCAAGGGGCCACTCGTCGTGGTGGCCGTCAGCGCTGTCCCCCCGCTGGTTGCCGCGCACACTCTCCACTTGGCCGGGGTGACGGCGGCGAGGTCGGTCGTCGGTCTTGAGCTGACGTCCCCGTCGGTGAACGTCAGCCGGGTCGGCGCTGCTCCGTGGAAGCCCACAGTGGCCAAGTGGGCCCCCGCTCCCCAGCCGCCTGCCGTCAAGGCCGTCAGCGCTGCCCCGAAGTCCCGCCCGGAGGTGGTGACTGCCTGCATCAGCCCGGAGTTGGAGAAGGCCCCTGAGAGCCCACGGAAGCCCTCGGCAGACCAGATCGTCCGACGGCTCTACGACGAGTTGGGAGGGCGACGACCGGGGACCCGGCATATCCGTCAGGCCCTGGCTGGCGAGGGCCTCCCCAACTCTGACGGCTCGTGCCGACAGGCCCGGCTGCGGGTCGAGCAGCGGGAGCCGGGGTTGAAAACTCTGCCGCCCGCCTGAACTCCATCAGCCCCCCGTGCTCCGACACGCCCTGTAGCAGGGGTGCCACACAACGTCCTACAGTCCCGGAGGAGCTGTCGCAGAGGGGGGCGCATGGCACAGAGGAAGTACGACAACGCCACACTCGCCGGGCTGATGACCTTGTGCAGGGGCTACTGCTACTGGCCCGGATGTACGAGTCGCGTGATCACCATGGTCAACGGTGTGCCGAAGCTGAACGCGGAGATCGCCCACATCCGGGCCATCAACCCTGGCGGGAAGCGGTTCGACTCCAAGTGGTCCGTGCCGGAGCGCAACAGCTTCAAGAACCTGCTGCTGCTGTGCGTCCCCCACCACACCACCATCGACGGCGCGAGCAGTGCCGAATACCCGGTGGAGCTCCTGGAAGAGTGGAAAGCCAGACGCGAAGGCGACAGCGTCGAGGCGCTGGAGGGCCTGACCGGGCTGACCGAGGCCCGACTGGGCGAGATGCTCGCCGAGGCCCAGGGGCAGTTCCTCGATCAGGTCCGTCCGGCGCTGGCCGAGTTCTCCAAGACCGCTCCAGAGCTGGCCGATCTCCTCAGTACACTGCTCGATGAGCTGGCAGATCCCCGCATCCACGGCTTCGGCATCAGCCCTGACGCCATCGAGCTGTTCAGCAGCGCAGCACGGTCATTGGGCAGTTTTGAGGACAACGTCCACGTCCTCGCCCACGCCGCCGACAAGCTCGGAGGCCTGGAGGACAAGGCCACAGGGTTGCTGAACGCCGCGAGGCGGCTGGAGGGCGCTGCGTCCGCGATCCAAAGCGCGATCGCCGACATGCCGCGCGGCCGCTGGTAGGCACCCGCCGGATCCGCTGATCCGTGGGCAGATGGCCTAGGCCGCCGTTATGGTGGATCCACACTCTAGGGCAACTATGGTTGCCCTAGGAGAAGAGACGGGCCGCCCCCGAAGGGGCGGCCCCGAACGGACGCCGGACTCAGCCCGACAGGTAGGCCGCCAACTGGATGGTCAGATCCAGAAGCGCCACGTACAACGCCAGCCAGGCCGGGTCCGGCGGTTCGCTTTCCCATCCCGACACGGGATTCCTCCTCTCGACAGCCGATGACACTGTGGGTGCCGAGCCACCTGCACGCCCGGCCGGCCGGGGCGCAGAGGAGTGGAGCGTGGAAAACGTCCGTGGCCACACTCTAGGACCGAACGGTGATCAGAATGGGCGGCTGTACAAAACCAGCCACCCCACCGCGAGGGAAATGCGTGTTCTTGTCGCCGACACCTTCGTCATGACGGCCACCACGTGCGTCGATGCGCCGTCGGAGGGGCTGGCGCCCGTACTTGATCCGTAGGCGCGGGATCTGCCCTTGGCGGGAACGTCTGTGTGAAAACAGAGGTGGGCCTGCGCGAGGTCATCATCCACGCCTGGTCGTGGCTCAACTACAAGCCCGTCTACTCCAACGTCATGACGCCCGTCAACAGAGGTACTTGCTTTCTCTAACGAACAACCGCATAATCGAACACAGCAGGACTCGTGTGTCCTCGTGCAGGCCCCGACGCCACTGGCAAACCGGGGCCTTTCGCATGTGCAGGAGGGCTTCAGTGGAGGACGAAATCTGGCTGACGGCCCGCGAGGTCGCCGACCTGACGGGCGTCAGCGTCGTAACGGTCTATTCGTGGGTCCGCCGAGGCCACCTGAAAGTCGAGGGCCTCGACCACCGAGGCCAGAAGCTCTTCCGCCATATCGCCGTCGCGAAGGCTGAGAAGGCCACGAGGGCCAGGGCTGCCCGGCGGAGCTTCAGCGTCGCCGCTTAGCCCGCTCCTGCCGCTCCTCAACCGCCCGCATCCGCTCCTCGCGGGACGAGACAGGTTGAACAGCAGCCCGCCTCTCGGCGAGAGAGGCCAGCCTCTCGGCGCGATACGACTCAGCGTTCCTCTGGGCGATCTCCTGAACCGTGGGGGCCACTGGCGGCTCGTGAAGCGCCTCGTGACCCACCCAGCGGTTCCCAAAACTGTGCGCAGTCATGGCCCCCCTCTGACCAGTCCGGTGGAAGGACCCTAGCGCTCTGGTCTCACATTGAGCAGAGGACGCGCGCCGCTTCCGTAACGGACTTCGGGTTCTAGACCTGTGCCCTCGGTCATCAGTCGGGCATGACGCTCGTCAATCCCTGACCGGTCACCCGTCATCCCGCACGCGTGAGGGGGTGAGCCGGCCGTGGCCCGAACCTTCTCCGCGGAGGACGAGGAGCGGCTCCGTCAGCTCCACGCTGACGGGGTTAGCAGGAACGAGATCGCCCGTCAGATGGAGTGGTCCGTCGGCACCATCACGAACCACGCGAACCGCCTCGGGCTCTCCTTCGATCGGGAGGCCGTCAGAGCCGCCACTGACGCCCGTCAGGTCGATCTGAAGGACAGACGTCAGCGGCTTCAGAAGCAGTTCCTCGATCTCGCCGAGCACACCATGACGCGAGCTCGGAGCCGGTACCTGCTGACGGGCACCAGCCACACCGGCGAGATCACCGCCGAGTTCGTCCCAGAGCCCCCGGCCAAGGAGACCAAGGACTTCACGCTGGCCGCCTCCAGCGCCATCACGAGCGCACTGAAGCTCGCACAGGCCGACGCCGGGGACGAGGGCCGGGAGAACGCCAGAGGGCTGCTGAGGACCTTGGGAGAGGCCATGACGGCTGCTGCCCAGGACCTGGGGGTCGACGATGCCGACGAGTACGGCTCGTAGCACCCAGTTCCTCCTAGAGCGCTTCTCCCCCAAGCAGATCCTGTCCATCAGAGCGGCCAACCGGAGGATCTGCTGCTGGGAGGGGGCTGTCTCCAGCGGCAAGACGATCGCCTCCCTGTGGGCTTGGCTGATGTTCGTGGAGGGCGCCAGCACCTCCGGCGAGCTGGTGATGATCGGCAAGACGCGGGACAGCGTGTACCGCAACGTCCTCCAGCCGCTGATGAACCCGGAGATCTTCGAGGACCTCGCCCTCCAGGTCGACTACAACCCGGGTGCGCCCACGGCACGGATCTTCGGCCGGCTCGTTCACGTCATCGGCGCGAACGACGTCAAGGCCGAGACCAAAATCCGAGGGATGACCTGCGTCGGCGCGTATGTCGACGAGCTCACTCTTCTGCCGGAGACCTTCTGGGAAATGCTCCGGACCCGTATGAGGGCGCCCGGAGCCCGGATCTACGCGACCACGAACCCGGATGCCCCGACGCACTGGTTCAAGGAGAAGTACATCGACGACCGCGAGACGCGGCGGTCGATGAAGGTCTTCTCCTTCCAGTTGGACGACAACATCCACCTGGAGCCGGAGTACGTCGCCGACATCAAGGCGAGCCACCAGGGCTTGTTCTACCGGCGATTCATCCTTGGCGAGTGGTGCGCGGCCGAAGGCGCGGTCTTTGACATGTTCGACCGCTCCCGGCACGTCGTGGACATCCTGCCGCCGATCACGCGGTGGCTGGCCCTCGGCATCGACTACGGCACCTCGAACCCGACCCACGCGGTCCTGGTGGGCTTCGGCAACGACGGATGCCTCTACGCGGCTGCGGACTGGCGGTACGACGGGCGGAAGGCCCAGCGCCAGATCACCGACGTGGAGGCCTCCGAGCGCCTGCGGGAGTGGCTGGGCTCCGTGAGCCCTCCGGGGACCCGGGAGCGCGGCGTACGGCCGGACATGGTCGTCGTGGATCCCTCCGCGGCCTCCTTCCACGCTCAACTCCGGCAGGACGGCCTGAGCCCTCGGCCGGCTCACAACAAGGTCCTGAGCGGCATCCGCATCCTCATGGCCCTCTTCGCCGCCGACAAGCTCCGGATCCACAGCTCGTGCAAGGAGCTGCTGAAGGAGATCGACGGCTACGTGTGGGATCCCAAGGCCACCGAACGCGGTGAAGACGCGCCCCTGAAGCAGAACGACCACGGCGTAGACGCCCTGCGCTACGCGATCAAGACCACCCAGCACATCTGGCGATCCCACGTCGGCATCCCGCTCCCCCAGGAGCGTGAGGACGACCGAGCAGCGTAAGGAGGCCCAGATGGCTGACGTGTGGCCTCCCGAGAACCTCGCACCGGTCCACGACCGCATGCAGGAGTGGAGCGCCTGGTTCTCCGGGGACGCCGACGAGCTGTCCATGGTCTACGGCGGGATCAACGCCGTCACCAACGTCCCGGCGGGCCGGAGCTTCTTCAAGAGGCCCTCGCAGTACCGCAACGGCTTCCTGGGCCGGCTTGCCCGGTTCTTCTGGGGAGACCCGGTCCGTCCTGGAGAGCAGCGCTCGAACAAGGAGCACCTGCCCCTGGCGTCCGCCATCGCGGGCGTGAGCGCCAACCTGCTGTTCGGCGACATGCCGAGCTTCGAGGCCGAGGACGAGGCCACCCAGGAGCGCCTGGACGAGTTCGTGGACGACGGTCTCCACGCTGCCCTCCGTGAGGGCGCAGAAGTCGCCGCAGCGCTCGGAGGCGTGTACCTGCGGGTCGTGTGGGACGCCGAAGTCCGGGACCACCCCTGGATCTCCGTGGTCCACCCCGACTGTGCGGTGCCCGAGTGGCGCTGGGACAAGCTCGCCGCCGTCACGTTCTGGCACACGATCCGGGACGACGGCTTCGAGGTGGTTCGTCAGCTCGAACGTCACGAGCCCGGCGTCATCCGGCACTCCGTGTGGAAGGGCACCGCGGACTCCCTGGGGCGGCAGATGGCCCTGACGGACTTCCCCGAGACCGAGCCTCTGGCCGACCTGGTGGACTCCGAGGGCGGCATCTCCACGGGAATCGAGAAGCTCACGGCCGTCTACGTGCCGAACATGAAGCCCAACCGGATCTGGCGCAACGTCCCGGCCGGGATGAACCTGGGCCGCTCGGACTTCTCCGGGATCGAGTCGACGCTAGACAACCTGGACGAGGCCTACACGGACTGGATGCGGGACGTCCGCCTGGGCAAGGCGCGGCTCCTGCTGGACACCTCGGTCCTGGACAACCTCGGCAGGGGCCAGGGAGGCGCCTTCGATGTCGACCAGGAGCTGTTCGTCCCGCTCAACCTCGGCACGTCCGAGGACGGCACGAGCCCGATCGAGCAGGTCCAGTTCGACATCCGCACCGAGGCCCACCAGGTCTTGGTCCAAGAGCTTGTGGAGCGCTGCATCCAGGGCGCCGGCTACTCCGTGCAGAGCTTCGGCGTCACCGGGGACGTAGCCACCACGGCTACCGAGGTCCAGGCCCGCAAGGAGCAGAGCCTCAACACCCGGGACAACAAGATCACGTACTGGCGTCCCGCCCTGGCGGAGATCGTCGAGGTCCAGCTCGAAGTCGACAAGGTCCACTTCGGTTCCTCCGTGGTCCCGCAGCAGCCCAAGGTGGAGTTCCCCGACGCGGTGGCCCGGGACCCCAAGGACGTTGCCGAGGAGCTGAACCTCCTCACCTCGGCCAAGGCCATCTCGACCGAGCAGAAGGTCCGCCGGGTCAATCCCGAGTGGGACGACGACCAGGTGGCCGAAGAGGTCGAGCGCATCAAGGGCGAGATCCAGGCGGAGAAGCCTCCGGCCCCGCAGCCCAATCCCCAGATCTCCGGCTCCCGGAAGCCGGACGAGGACGCGAAGGGCGAGTCTTCGGGCCCGCCTGATGCTCCCGAGAAGGCCGATGCGACTCGCAGGCCGTCCGGAGTTCCCGCAGGCCGCTAGACGGCCGCACAGCCCGAATGGGCGACCCCTACCCGAATGGGAGCACCACCATGGCGACCCCCGCAGAGCCCGGAACGGGCGCGGACACCACCGTCACCCCCGGCACCACGCCGGAGAGCACGACCCAGGACAAGGACGACAAGCCCGCCGAGACCCGAACGGGCAGTGGCAGCGGCTCGGACAAGAACTGGGAGGCCGAAGCCCAGACCTGGAAGGCCCGCGCGAGGCGCTGGGAGGACCAGAGCAAGGAGCACTCGGCGACACTGAAGTCCCAGCAGGCCATCCTGGCCAAGCTCGCCGAGAAGGCGGGCATCGAGCTGGACGACGGCAAGGCCGATCCCCAGAAGCTCGCCGAGAAGCTCACCGCTACCGAGGCCAAGGCTCGGACGAACGCGGTCAAGCTCGCCGTCTTCCAGGGCGCCGCGGCCCACCAGGGCGACGCGGAGGCGCTGCTCGACAGCAGTAGCTTCCTGAGGCGCCTGGACGGTCTGGACCCCGACGCCGACGACTTCGCCGACAAGGTCAGCGAGGCCATCAAGGACGCGGTCGAGAAGACGCCCCGCTTCAAGCGCGGCGAGCCGGCTGCGGCCGACCAGACCAAGAAGCCCGCTTCCAAGAGCGGCACGAGCATCCCGGGCGGACCCGGGGCTCCCAAGCAGTACACCCCCGACGAGATCGCCAAGATGTCCGACGCCGAGTACGCGAAGTACCGGAAGTCGCTGGGCATCGCCTGATCCGTCCTCCTGAAAGGAGGGCCCCATGGCCCTGGACAACTTCATCCCGGAGCTGTGGGCCCGGGAAGCCCTCTTCCACCTGGACAAGCGGCTCGTGTGGGCCCAGCCCGGCGTGGTGAACCGCGACTACGAGGGTGAGATCGCCCAGCAGGGCGACACCGTGCGGATCAACCGGCTCGGTCCGGTGACCGTCGGCACCTACACGAAGAACACCCCGATCTCGGACCCGGAGGTCCTGACCTCCGACCAGCGCGTCCTGACGATCGACCAGGCGAAGTTCTTCAACTTCATGATCGACGACATCGACAACGCGCAGACCACGCCGAAGCTCATGGGCCCGGCGATGGAGCGCGCGTCGTACGGCGTGGCCAAGGTCATCGACTCCTACGTGGCCTCCCTCGCCGTGGCGGGAGCCGACGCGGCGAACGTGGTCGGCGGCACCACCCCGGTGGACCTGTCGGCCAAGGGCTCCGTCTACGACCAGCTCGTGGACATGGGCACGCTCCTGGACGACCAGGACGTTCCCGAGGGCCAGCGCTGGCTGATCGCCCCTCCGGCGTTCGTCAACGCCCTGGCGAAGGACGACCGCTTCATGGGTCACAGCGCCGCGAGCGCCGAGGACATCCGCCGGAACGGCTTCGCGGGTGAGGCGGCGGGCTTCTTCATCATGAAGTCCACCAACTCCGCCGCGAACACCGCCGTGATGGGCATCCCGCAGGCACTCTCGTTCGCCGCGCAGATCCCGCCCGGGACCATGGAGCCGTACCGCCCGGAGAAGTACTTCGCCGACGCCGTGAAGGGCCTGACCCTGTACGGCGGCAAGGTCATCGAGCCGAAGGCGCTGGCCGTTCTCAAGTACGACCTCACCGCCTGATCCCCGGAGGTACACAGCGATGACCGAGAAGTACGACACCGAGCAGGAGGAGCGGGAGACCGTCCTGTTCCGCCACAAGGTCGACGGCCGCGAGTTCGAGGTCACCGAGACCTCGATCCCCTCGATCGACTTCCTGGACGCCCAGGAGGAGTACGAGCGGGTCGACGGCACCGAGGTGGCCTCCCGCCCGACGGCCGAGGAGCGCAAGGGGGACGCCCGCAAGGCGAACCCCTCCGAGGAGATCCCCGTCCGCCAGACCGCCGACGTGAAGCGCCCCAACAAGGGTGCTTCGAAGGCCGACTGGGTCTCGTGGGCGGTCTCCGAGCGCGGCCTGACCCTGGAAGAGGCCAACGCCAAGACCCGCGAGGACCTGATCTCGCTGGCCGACGAGGTCACCGAGCGGTCCTGATCGGGGGTGCCCCATGGCGTACGCGACGACAGCAGAGTTCGCCGCGTTCCTGGCCCCCGACAGCCCGCCGGCTCATGCCCGCAGGCTGCTCGACACGGCCTCGGACCAGATCGACGAGCTGATCCGGTTCGCCGTGTACGAGGTCGGCGCCGAGGGCGACCCGGTGTCCGTGAAGGTCGCCGACGCCCTGACGAAGGCGACGATCTACCAGGCGCACTACCTGATGACGACAGGGGACGAGACGGGGGCCAACGCCAACGTCTCGTCCATGTCCCAGGGCGGCCTGAGTATCGCGCGCTCCTTCGGCTCCGGAGGCTCCGGCAGGACCCCCAGGTACTCGGAGAACGCCATCGGGGTGCTTCGGGCTCAGGGGCTCCTCCCCATCCGTCCTCGTACGCGCTGAGGGGGTGCCGTGGCGCTCCTCCTCGCTCCTCACACGGTGACCGTGGTGAAGGCCCCGGAGGGCTTCGACGCCGAGGGCAACAGCAACACCGACTGGTCCGGCGCCGATCGGAAGACCATCCAGGGCCAGGTGGAGCCCGCGGCCTCCTCGGAGAACCGTGACAACCGGGATCAGGTCGCCACGACCTTCCTGGTGAGACTTCCTCCGGACACTGCGGTGGGCCCCAGGGACCGGCTGGAGTGGAACGGCATGACTCTGGAGGTCACCGGCGATCCGCTCCCCTGGTCGGGCCTGGCACTGCTGGACCACATCCAGCTCACCGCCGTACGCATCCGGGGGTGAGCTGTGGACGGCATTACCGGCATCCAGCTCGACGAGACTGCCATCAAGGCCCTGACGCGGCACGAGACGGTCCAGGTGGCCGTACAGGACACCGCAGAGAGCGGGCGGGACTTCGCCCGCTCCATAGCCCCCGTGGACACCGGGCGATACCGGGACTCGATCGAGGTCCGTGAGGACGGCGACGGGGCGGAGATCGTCTCCGACGTCGACTACTCGGCCTTCGTGGAGCACGGCACCCGGCGCATGGAGGGCCAGCACATCTTCGGCCGCACGCTCGACCACCTGAAGAGCGGCGGCAAGGCATGACGAGAGGAACAGCATGTCCGTCCAGGTGAAGGTCTCCTTCCCGCACAAGGACTGGCAGGGCAACCCCCACGAGGTCGGTGAGGTGTACTCCTGCTCCGAGCAGGAGGCCGACACCCGCGTCCGGGACGGCTTCGTCCGTCGCGTGGAGGGCCACAGCCAGCCGGCCCAGGTCGAGTCCAAGCCCGCCAAGACCGAGCAGTCCCGCAAGGCCGTCGAGGGCAAGGCCCCTTCCGCGTAGGAGGTGGCCATGGCCCTCAGCGACGTGAAGGTCTTCCCGGACGCGGAGCTGATGGCCAGGAACTTCCTCGCCGAGTTCTTCGGTGACGAGGCGCATCTGTGCACTGTGCTGCCGGAGGACGCCCAGTTCGACGAGCTGATCCAGGACAAGCCCGTGATCCGCGTGATGCGGATCGGTGGCTCCTGGCGCTTCCGCAGGTCCCTGGACGAACCGATGGTCGACATCGACGTCTGGGCCAGCTCCCTGGTCTCCGCCCGCTCTACCGCCAACCAAGCCCGTGCGGCCATGGCGGACATGGCCGGAGACCAGCGCGACGGCGGGCTGTGCACGCACACCGCCGAGATCTCCGGGCCCGGTAGACGCCCGGAGGACAACCCGAAGGTCTACCGCATCGGCTTCACCGCCGGGCTCCTCGTGCGCCCCGCGTGACCGACTCTCTCCCGGGCTGAAGGCCCGGATCGAAACCCCTTGAAGGAGGGACCCTCATGGCTGACCCCAATGACGGCGTCCGGGTCGGATACGCGGGCAAGGCGTACATCGGTGCCGTCGGCGCCACCGTGCCCACCGATCTGACGTCGCCCTGGGACGCGGACGAGTGGTTCGACCTCGGCAAGATCACCGAGGACGGCCTCACCGAGGCGACCGACCAGGCCCGAGCCGAGTTCAAGGCGTGGGGCTTCAACGCGCCGGTTCGGACCCAGCTGACGTCCAAGACCACCACGTTCCAGCTCACGTTCATCCAGAGCAACAACGCCCACGTGATCAGCCTGTTCCACTCCGTGGACCTGGCCGACATGACGACCACCGGTACCGGTGACGCGGCCTACACGTCGTTCACCGACAGCCAGAACACCGAGCCGGACGTCCGCGCCCTGGGTCTGGACATCGTGGACGGCGACTTCCACACGCGGATCATCGTGCCGCGCTGCGAGGTCACCGAGCGCGGCAACAAGGTCTACAAGGGCGACACGCTGGTCAACTACCCGATGACCTTCACCGCCCTGACCTCCTCGGACGGCAGCTCCGTCCGCTACATGATCGGCGGCCTGGTCGTCCCGACCCTGACCCCGTGATCTGAGCGGCTCCGCTCCCCCCGCACGACGAACCACACCCACTTTTCTTGGAGTCAGCCATGCCCGAGTACCGGGACGACGAGTACGACGAGCCGGACCGCTTCGACGAGCCGGAGGACGAGGTCGACGACCTCGAACTGGACGACGACTTCAGCGGTGCGGCCCTGGCGAAGGTCGAGGCCACCAAGAAGCCGTACCGCTTCCGTGGCGCCACCGGGACCGTGTACACGATCCCCCACCCGGACCTGTGGCCGACCCGTACGGAGATCTCGCTCACCCAGGGCGACCTGGCCGCGTGGGCCATGGACGTCTTCGACGGGGACGCCGACCTGGCCCAGTCCTTCCTGGACGAGCCCCGGTACGTCATGCGGCCCGCCATGGAGCGCATCGTCGAGATCGTCAACCAGACCTCGAAGGCGGGGCTGAACCGGGGGGAACGGCGGTCTTCCGCGCGCACGTCGCGGAGTACTCGGACGCGCTCGAAGCGTCTCTGATCGCGGAGTACGGCGCGGAAGGCGATCTCCTCAAGTTCTACCGGGGGGAGATGACCGTCCGACGCCTGAGGGTGCTGATCGACGGTCTCCCCTCGCACTCGCTGTACAAGGCGAGGCTGCGGGGCATCGCGGACGGCCAGCGGTGGGGCGACGAGACGTACCTCCTCGCCTTCATCGCCGACATGCTCCAGGCCCAGTACGGAGTCTCGTACGTCGGCGTCACCCATAAGAGCCCGCCGCAGATGACCCCCTACCCACGTCCGGAGACGAAAGCGGACGTGGAGAAGAAGGCCGCAGAGGCCATGGCCAACGCCAGGGCTGAGAACTACCTCGATCTCCTGTCGAGCGGGGCCCTGGAGGGCCAGCAGGCACCCGGACAGATCAGCGGTGCCGCAGCGCCCGGCCTGATCCCCCGAAGCCTCCCCGGCACCGAGCAGCCCCCGCAGGAAGAACGGCCACCAACTGAATAGGGGGCGGTCGTGACCACTCCTGTCGGCACTGTCTCTCTCCGGGTCTCCCCGGACGTCAGCCGCTTCGGGCAGGAGCTGTCCCAGCGCCTGCGGGCAAGCGGTCTCACGTCGGTGGCCGTCCCGATCGAGGTCGACCGGGCTTCGGTCGCCGGCTTCCGGGCCGATGTGGCGAATCTGACCCGTCCGGTGACCCTGCCGGTGCTGGTCCAGCTCGAACGGACGGCACAGGCGCAGTACCGCGCTCAGCTCGCCGCCCTCCTGCGGGACCAGCAGGTCAACGTCAACGTCAACCTCCAGGGTGACCGGGAGGCCCAGGTCCGCCTGGCCCGGCTCGCTCAGGACCGCAGGGCCAACATCCGGGTCGATGTCGACCGTGGGGCGGCCAGCACGATCGGCCGCATCACCTCGGCAGCCGGCTCGGCCTTCGGCGCCGTGGCGAACCTCGGTTCCCGGCTCGCCATGCTGGGATCCGCAGCTCCCATCGTCGGTGCGGTCGTCAACGCGGTGGCCGCTATCGCTCCGGCCGCTGCCGTGGCCGTTCCGGCCGTCGCTGCCCTGGGCTCCGCCTTCGGGGCCATCAGGCTTGGCACGTCAGGGCTCTCGGACGCCTTCAAGGAGGCATTCGACACGGGGGCCTCTGCGGCCTCTGGAGCGGCTTCCGCGACCAAGCAGGTCGAGCAGGCCCAGCGGTCCTTGGCAGACGCCCAGAGGGCCGTAGGAGACGCCCAGCAGCAGGCGGCCGAGCAGGTCGCCCAAGCCCAGCGGAACGTCGCCGACGCTCAGCGAGAGCTGGCAGAGGCCCAACAGGACGCCAAGCGGGCCCAGCAGGACCTGACCCGGGCGTACGAGGAGGGCCGCAGGGCTCTCCAGGACCTCAACCTCCAGCTCGAAGGCTCCAAGCTCGACGAGAAGGAGGCGATCCTCCGGGTCAAGCAGGCCCAGGAGGAGCTGGACAAGGTCCTCAGGGACCCGAAGGCCAGCGAGCTGGACCGTGAGCAGGCCCGCCTGCGTCTCCAGGAGGCCGAGCACGGCCTGAAGGAGCAGCGGGTCGAGACCGAGCGGCTCCGCAAGGACACCGCTGCCGCCAACAAGGCCGGTGTCGAAGGCACCAACCAGGTCAAGGCGGCCAAGGAGCGGCTCGCCGAGGCCAACCAGAACGTCACCGACAAGGCCCGAGGCGTCAAGGACGCAGAGGCCGCGGTGGCCAAGGCTCAGGCCGACGGGGCTCGTCAGGTCGCCGATGCCAAGCGTGCGGTGGCCGACGCCTCCCGGGCTCTGGCAGACGCTCAGGCCAAGTCGGCGGAGCAGACGGCCAAGCTCACGGAGAACTTCTCCAAGCTCAGCCCGAACGCCCAGGGGTTCGTCAACGCGGTCAAGGGCTTGAAGCCCGCCTGGGACTCCATGCAGCTCGGGGTCCAGGACCGTCTGCTGGCGGGACTGGGCGGCCGGCTCACGGACGTGGGCTCCCGCGTCCTGCCGATCCTGCGCGGCGGCCTGGAGGGCACTGCGGGCGTTCTGAACCGGATGGCCCAGGGTGCCCTGACGGCCGTCGACAACCTGGCCCGTACGGGGATGCTCAAGCAAATCTTCGACGGGGCCACGAAGTCCCTGTCGCCGCTGAGCCGTCTCCCGGGCCAGCTCGTCACCGCCTTCGGCCAGGTGGCCGTCGCGGCCCAGCCCGCCTTCCAGCGCATCACGGAAGGCCTCGCCGGGGCTGCGGACGGCGTCTTCGCCAAGCTCACCAAGGCGTTCGAGTCGGGCGCCATGGAGCAGGCCATCGACCAGGCGGTCACTCTGCTCGGCGACCTGATGGACGTCGCAGGAAACGTCTTCTCGATCCTCGGCGACATCTTCATGGCCGGGTCCGAAGAGGGCGGCGGGATCATCCAGGTCCTGAAGGAGATCACCGGGGCCATCGCGGAGGTCACCTCAAGTCCCGAGGTCCAGGCCGGGCTGAGGGCGCTCTTCTCGGTGATGGGGACGATCGCCACCACGGTGGGACCGCTCCTCGGCGAGGCCCTGAAGTTCATCGGGCAAATTTTCGAGCAGCTCGGTCCTCCGATCGAAAAGATCGTGGTGGCCCTGGGCGACGCCCTGAAGCCCGTGATCGATGCCCTCGGTCCGGTCTTCGTGGTCATCGCCGAGGTCGTCGGCCAGGTCCTGGAGGCCATCGCGCCCCTGATCCCCGTGATCGGCGATCTGGTGGTCCTGGCCTTGGAGCCGCTGAAGCCGATCGTCCAGGCGGTGGGCCGGATCATCGAGGCTCTGGCGCCGGTCGTGGTCATCCTGGCCGACGCTCTGAGTCAGGTTCTGACCCCGATCCTGGAGATCGTCGGTGACATCCTGGTGGAGGTCGCCGAGACGGCAGCGGATCAGTTCCTCGCGATCCTGGAGCAGTTGCTCCCGGTCATTCCGGAGCTGATCCCGCCTCTGCTGAGCGTGGCCCAGTCCCTGGGTGAGCTGCTGCTCGCCATCGCTCCGTTGCTGCCGCAGCTCATCATGCTGGGCGCGGAGTTCGTCACGACGCTGCTCCCGGCGATCCTGCCGCTGCTGCCGCCGATCCTTCAGCTCATCGACCTCCTGGTGCGACTGGCCGTCTGGGCGATCAAGGAGATCGTCCTCCCGGCCGTCCAGGGCCTGATCGACTTTGTGAAGGACATGGGCGTCAAGCTCAAGCCCTTCATCGACGCGGTCAAGCACGTCACCGAGTGGATCGCCGAGAAGTTCCAGTGGCTCTACAACAAGCTGGTCGGCGAGGACTCGATCATCCCGGGCCTGATCAAAAAGATCCGGGAGTGGTTCAACACCGGCAAGCGGTGGATCAAGGAGATCTGGAACGCCGTCTGGGAGAACACCGTCGGCCGCGTCGTGACCGGCGCCAAGGCGGTGGGCGACAAGGTAGCCGGCTTCGCCCGTGGCGTGCGGGACCGGTTCGGCGACGCCAAGCGCTGGGTCACCGAGAAGTGGGACAGCCTCTGGTCCGGAGTTTCCGGCACAACCACCACGATGCGCAGCTCCGTCGAGGGCGGCGTCAAGGGCTTCAAGGACTCGGTCGTCGGCTTCTTCGGGAAGGCGATCGAAGGCATCGAGAAGGCCTGGGAGAAGCTGAGGGGCATCGCCAAGGCGCCCGTCCGGTTCCTGATCGAGACCGTCTTCAACGAAGGCCTCCGCAAGGTCTGGAACAACACGGCGGCCAAGCTCCCGGGCATCGGCAAGATCGACGCGATGAAGCTCCCCAAGGGCTTCGCCTCGGGCGGCATCCTCCCGGGCTACAGCCCCGGACGGGACATCCACCGGTTCGTCTCCCCCACGGGCGGCATCCTCGACCTCTCCGGCGGCGAGGCCATCATGCGGCCCGAGGTCACCCAGGTCATGGGCCGCAGCGGGGTCAACGCCCTCAACGCGGCGGCCCGCCAGGGTGGTGTCGCCGGGGTACAGGCCCTCCTGTCCAACGGCCTGCCTCACCGCGCCTTCTGGGGCGGCGGCATCTGGGACACGATCACCGACAACCCCGTCAGCAACGCGATCAAGAAGGTCGGGGGCAAGGGACTCGATCTCCTGGAGAAGGGGGCCGACTGGGCCCGGGGCGGCGTCGCCGACCTGGCCGAGAAGACCCTGAAGACCCTGCTCGGGGTCAAGGCCCTAACGATCGACACCAAGAACCAGATCTGGTCCAAGCTCGTCGGCAACATCCCGGTGGCGCTTGCGGGCAAGATGGTCGACTTCATCCGGGGCAAGGAGACCGAGTTCGGGGGCGGTGGCTCCTGGATCAAGCCGGTCAACGCGGCCTATGGGACGAAGTTCGGCGTCAGGGGCAGTATGTGGTCCTCCGGGTACCACACAGGCCTGGACTTCCCGGCAGCCGTCGGTACGGCCATCAAGGCCGTAGCCGCTGGCCGGGTCTCCTCCCTCAGCCGGACGGGTCCATACGGCAACCATCTCACCGTGGACCACGGCGGTGGCCTCACGTCGCTGTACGCCCACATGTCCGAGTTCGCCGCCAAGCTCCGGGATACGGTCTCGGCCGGCTCGCTGCTCGGACGGGTGGGTGCCACCGGCAACACCACCGGCCCGCACCTCCACCTGGAGGCCCGGGTCAATGGCAAGGCAGTCGACCCGATGCCGTACCTCACTGGAGGCGGCAGCGCGCTGAATACGCCCGGTTCGGGCGTCCAGCGGTGGGCGGGTGTGGTCCGTCAGGCCCTGAACCTGGTCGGACAGCCCACGTCCCTGGTCGATACGACCTTGCGCCGGATGAACCAGGAGAGCGGCGGCAATCCGAGGGCCGTCAACAAGTGGGACAGCAACTGGCACGCGGGTCACCCGAGTGTCGGCCTCATGCAGGTCATCGGACCCACCTTCCGGGCCTACGCGGGGCGGTACGTCAACAGGGGCCCCAAGCTGTACGGGGTCTCGATCGACCCGCTCGCCAACATCTACTCCTCCATGCGGTATGCCCTGGCGACCTACGGGTCTCTCTCGCGGGCCTACAACCGCCCTGGCGGATATGACAACGGCGGATGGCTGCCGCCGGGGATCACCCCGGTGGTCAACGAGACCGGAGTCCCCGAGGCGATCCTCAACCCGCAGCAGTGGGACGCCATGATCACGCTCGCCGAGAAGGTGAAGCGCGACCAGGCGGGCGGCCACCAGATCACGGTGAACAACCCCCCGCAGCCCACCGGTGAGAAGCAGGTGGCGGATGTGCTGTACCGCATGGAACTGCTGGGGAGGTGACCGATGCCCCTGCTCGTCGGCGGTTCGAACGCACTCCCCACCGGTCCCCCCGTCCGGGACGTCCGGGCCACCACGGTGACCTGGACGTCCTCCTCGGGGCGGATCACGTCGCTGTCCGACTTCGACGATCCGCGGTCCGGTGCCTTCGTCATGCCTGGCGTGGCGGGCACTGGGTTGCCGGACTACGCCTTCTACACGGACCAGTCCCCGGCCTTCGATGGTTCGGTGGTCCGTGGGGTGCGAGCCGGCCAGCGGCAGATCACCATCCCCCTGCACCTCTGGGGACCGGACAGGCCCTCGTGCCTGGCCCGCTTCCACCGGCTGGTGCAGGACCTCAACCCAGCGTTCGGTCCCGGGACGCTGGCCTTCACCGAGGCCGACGGCTCGACCCGGCGCATTTCGGCGTACTACGCGGACGGCCTCTCCGGCCAGGAGGACGACGACAGGACCGGGCGCCACTGGATGACGGTGGTCTTGGTCTTCATGGCGCCCTCTCCGTACTTCAACGGCGAGGACAGAACCGTGACCTTCCACGTCGGCGGCGGGGCGGACACGTTCCTGCCGATTCTGCCGTGGAGGGTCAAGGACTCCCAGGTCCTCGGCTCCGTGAAGGTCCTCAACCTCGGCGAGGTCCGCACCTATCCGGTGTGGACGATTCGGGGCCCGGCCACGGCCGCGACGATCGCGAACGTCACGACGGGCGAGAGCTTCGTCCTGACGCGGACCATGACGTCCTCGGACACGGCCGTCATCGACACCCGCGAGGGCGTCAAGAGCGCCGTTCTGAACGGCTCGATCAACCTCTGGCCGAACCTCGGCTCCACGCCTGTCCTGTGGCCGCTCAATCCTGGCGAGAACAGCCTCAGCCTGACCGTCACGGGCGCCACGGAGGACAGCTCGGTCCAGCTCTCGTACACGTCCCGCTACCTCACCGCGTACTGAGGGGGTGGCGTGTACAGCCCTCTCGATCTCCAGGTGTACGTCCGCAACTCCGGGCACCAGATCATCGGCCAGCTCGACGACTTCACCCAGGTTCAGTTGGTCATGCGGTACAACGCCGTCTCCAACTGGGTCCTGAACATCTCGGCGACCGACCGGAACGCAGCTCTCCTGGCACCGGGCTCCAACCCGAACGGCGGGCTGATCTTCAAGCTGTACGGCTCCACCCTGCTGTCCGGCCCGATCCACACCTTCGGGTACGCCTCGAACGAGGACGGCACCCGGAAGCTCATCGTGGCGGGCCCGGACGACACTCAGTACCTGGCCAACGCGCTGGTCTGGCCCGACCCGGCCCACTCGGCCGAAACCCAGGCCACGGCGTACTACGAGGTGATCAACTCCGCCTCGTCCACCGAAACCCTGATGAAGACCCTGGTCAATCTGAACCTGGGGCCCGGAGCCCTCACGGAGCGCCGCAAGAGCGGGCTCACCGTGGAGGCCTCCGGCAACCGGGGGAAGACTGGTCAGTCCTTCAAGTACCGCTTCGAGACGGTCATGGAGGCCCTCGCCGAGCTCGCCCGCGGTGCACCCGTCGGGACACCGCCGGGGTACCTCGGCTTCCGCATCAGGCAGAAGGACGCCTCGGCGGGAATCGAGTTCCAGGTCTACCCGACGACGGACCGCCGGGACACCGCGACCTTTTCGGAGGGCCGAGGCAACCTCATCTCATCCTCGTACCAGGTCACAGCCCCCACCATGACGTACGCGATCCTCGGGGCCGGACGGTCGGCCGTGGACGGCTCGGAGAACGCGGCCGTCGTGGCCAAGCAACTGTTCCGGTACACCCGCGTCGACACCCAGCCGGTCTTCCCCGGCTACCGGGTGGAGGGCTTCGTGGACGTCGGCGAGGTCGACCCCACGGCGGCCGACGCACAGGCCCAGCTCGACGAGAAGGGCCAGGACGCCCTGTACACGGGCGCGACGTCCGTCAGTGTCTCGATGGATCCGCAGGACACGGGTCAGCTGACGTTCGCCAAGGACTACTTCCTGGGCGACCAGGTCACGGTCGTCGTGCCGTACGCCGGAAAGATCCAGGAGCAGGTCCGGGAGGCGGAGCTGACCTTCGATGCCGCCAATGGCCTGAAGACCGAGATCACCGTGGGCACTGAGGCCACCACTTCCCACAAGACCTCCGGCGCCACGAAGCGGCTCAACACGCTCTTCGACATGCTCCAGAAGATCAAGACCCGAAAGTGAGGTCGGCGTGGCCTTCACCTCCTTCCCCTTCAGTTCCTCGCCGCTGTCCACGGAGGCCCAGTACGCCCTGACGGCCAGCCGCTGGGGCAACGACGGGGTTCACACCGACGACCTGACCAGCACCGCGTTGAAGGTAACGGCGAACGGCACGAGCAGTGTCTCCATCGCAGCCGGCTCAGGCTTCGTGAATGGCGCGACCGTCATCAACGATGGCTCGTACTCGCTCCCGGTCGTCTCGAACTCCGGCGGGACCTCGGCCCGGAAGGACCTCGTGGTCCTGCGGTACGACGCCTCGGCGGACGCGATCACCCCGGTGTACAAGACGGGCGCCGCGAGCGCCCCAGCCCTGACGAACAGCCCCGAAACGGGCGTGGTGGAGATCCCGCTCGCGGAGTGCACCGTGGCCGCCGGAGCCTCTGTGGTGGTCTCTTCCGCTGTCGTGGACCGCCGCTGGGGAGTCGGACGCCCGGTCGCCTACGGGATGCCTGGAGCTCGCCGCCCGTCCCGCAAGGGACAGATTCTGGTGGAAGGCAATGACCTCTACCTGGGCGACGGCACCGCGTGGAACTACGTGGGGACCGCCGGCTCCCAGGCGTGGAGCACGTACACCCCGGTCTGGTCTGCCGGATCGACCACGGTCAACTGGGGCTCCGGATCTCAGAACACCGGGCGGTACAAGCTCTTTGGCAAGACGTGCCATCTGACGATCCAGGTCATCCCCGGGGGCAACCCTCCCGGATTCCAGGACCCCCTTCAGGTCAGTCTGCCGTTCGCCTGCCAGAACTCCATGCGCCAGTTGTTCACGGTCACCTTCACCTCCTCGAATGGCGAGGGCTCTGGGGTCGGCCTCGCCATGACCTACCCGACCGAGAGCACCACCAAGATCTCCCGCATCCGGTTTCCGGTCAGCTCGGGATCGTCCGGCTCCCCGGGCGCTGAGGTGATCAACTCGGTGAACATGCTGACCAACGAGCCCTTCAACATCCGTGACGGGGACGTTCTCACGATCTCCGGCACGTACGAGCTGGCCTGACCACCTCCGACGACGCACCCCCGAGGCGCTGCCTGCGGGGGCTTTTTCATGAGCGAAAGGAGGGGCCGTGAGGCATCTCTTCGGATTGTCGGCCGCCGACCTGGCCATGGAAAAGGTCGGAGACGAGGTCCGGCTCCGGGCCGGGGCCGTCGGTACAGTCTGGGACTCCCTGGTGGGCGGCACCCAGATCACCGACCTGACCGACCTGAGCGGCAACTCGATCACCCAGATCACCGCCGACACCGACGCAGCCGTGGGCTTCTACGGTCCCGAGGGCATCAGCACGGTCTACGCGGACTTCGGGTACTCCCGGCGCTTCCTGATGATGGCCGTGGACCTCGGTGAGCAGATCGACGACCTGCGTCTGAACAAGCTCGACCTCACCGGCGGCACGCTGCTGGGACCGATCATCACGTCCGGAACCCCGTCCGCTGCGGGCGAGGCCGTGAACAAGGCGTACACGGACACACAGGTCTCTGCCGGAGACACGGCCACCCTGACTTCCGCGAACGCCCACACGGACTCCCAGGTCGCTCTGAAGGTGTCCAAGGCAGGCGACACCATGACGGGCCCGCTGACGCTGCCGAGCAACCCTACGAGCCCTCTGCACGCCGCGACGAAGCAGTACGTGGACTCCTTCGGGGGCGGTGGAGGCGGGGCCGTCTCCTCGGTCAATGGCCAGACCGGAGCGGTGAACCTGACGGCCGCCAACGTCGGAGCCCTCGCCACGACAGCCCGCGGATCCGCCAACGGCGTGGCCTCGCTGGACGCGAGCACCAAGGTTCCGACGGCCCAGATCCCCGACCTCACCGCCACCTACCTGGCCTTCGAGGACTCCTGGGGCAACCAGTGGGGCCCGGCCGACCAGGGGCTTTTGGCCTGGAGCTACGACCCCTCCCTGGCGGGCTTCTCCTCGGCCCCGGTGGGCGGCTCGGTCTACCTGATCCGGATCAAGCTCCGCAGGGCCGCCACGATCTCGAAAATCGTGCTGATGACGGTGTCAGCCGGCTCGGGGCTCACGGCCAACCAGAACTACGCCGGGCTGTACACGTCCAGCGGCACTCGGGTGGGCGTGACGGCCAACCAGGCGAGCGCCTGGACCACGGCGAACAACACGCTCTCGATGAACCTGACCTCGTCGTACAGCGCGGCGGCCGGGGACTACTACGTCGCCTTCGTCTCGAACGGCTCGACTCGGCCCGGGTTCGTGTGCGCCACGACCCTCGGTGCTACGAGGACTCCGGGCAACGCCAACCTCTCCTCTGGCGGCTACCGGTACTGCATCGGCGCCACGGGCCAGACCTCGCTGCCCAGCAGCCTCAGCATCGCCTCAGCCACCCCGGACGCCAACGCGTACTGGGTCGGCTTGGCCTGACCCGAAGGGAGCACCACAGTGGCGCTGCCCGCCAACATCACGACGGTGACGGTCTTCGGCCGGTACATCGACTTCACCGGCGCCCCCATGCAGGGCACCGTGACGTTCACCCCGAGCCAGAAGTACGTGACCAACCCGGGCGCGGACGTCCTGATCTTCTCGGCCCCGCTCGTGGCGACACTGGACGAGACCGGGGCGTTCTCGATCGAAATCCCCGCGACCGACGACCCCGATGTCATCCCGCAGGGCTTCACGTGGACGGTCACCGAGTCGTTCAACAACCGTTCGGGACGGTCGCCGTTCGCCATCGCGGTCCCCGAGAGCACGCCGGCCCCGGGCATCGACCTGGTAACCGTGGCCCCGGTGCTCCCGGCGGACGAGGTCGAGTACATCGTCACGTCGCTCGACGGCATGACCGGAGCGGTCTCGCTGGAGGGCAAGTACGCCCCGCTGGGCGAGGACGGCAAGATCCCGGTCGAGAACATCCCCTCGATCTCCAGCGGAGTCACCTCGGTCAACGGGGCCTCCGGTGTAGTCTCCCTGGGCGCTGCCGACGTGGGGGCGCTGCCCATCACGGGCGGCACGATGCAGGGCCCCCTGAACCTGCACGAGGACCCGACCGACCCGAGCCAAGCGGCCACCAAGGCGTACGTGGACACGGCTGTCGAAGGCACCGGTGCATCGGTCACCTCTGTCAACGGCGAGGAGGGCGCGGTCGTCCTGAGCGCCTCGGATATCGGAGCGCTGGGGACCACGCAGAACCTTTCGGACCTGACCGATCCGGCCTCTGCACGGGCCCACCTCGGCCTGACTGCGGTCGCCACAGCGTCCTTCGGCACAGGGCCGGGAAACGTCGCGGCCGGGGACGACTCGCGGATCACTGGCGCTCTCCAGTCCTCCGACAACCTCTCCGATCTCACGGATCCCTCCAGCGCCAGGACGAACCTGGGCTTGGGGCCGGCTGCCACTCTGGACCTGGGCACCACGGCCGGAACGGTGGCGGCAGGCGACGATCCGCGGTTCGCCGGGGCCCTCCAGAAGACCGCCAATCTGTCGGATCTGACGAACGCGGCCACCGCGCGCACGAGCCTGGGACTGGGTACGAGCGCAACGAGGGACGTCGGTACGGCTTCCGGGGACGTGGCGGCGGGTGACGCGCCGACTGCTGCTGTGACGGCCCATACGGCCGCCTCAGACCCTCATGGTGACCGCGCATACGCCGACGGGAGATTCCTCCAGCTCACGGGCGGGACGGTCTCGGGCAGCGTCGCCGTCAACGGCAACCTGACGGTCGGCGGCGTCGGTCAGATCCAGTTCGTCCGCAAGACCGCTGACGAGTCGGTCGTCTCCTCCACGACGTTGCAGAACGACGACCATCTGAAGCTGCCGATGGTGGCGAACGCGGTCTACACCCTGTTCCTGATGTGCATCTTCTCGGGCGGAACCACGGGAGACATCAAGTTCGACTGGACCGTCCCTTCCGGGACCGTGCTGCGGTGGTCCGACCAGACGGGCGTCTCCGGCCTGCACTCGGACGTGGACGTGTACTCGGCTCCGGGCGGCACCACCCAGGTCGCCTTCCAGATCTGGGCCACGGTGGTGACCTCCTCCACGGCGGGAAACGTGCAGTTCAGGTGGGCACAGAACGCCTCGGACGCCACCGCGACCATCGTCCGGGCGAACTCGTACCTCCAGCTCACCCGAGTCGCGTGACCCACAAGCCCCCGGCGTCAGGGAGTTCCTGGGTGTGGTTCGCCCTGAGGCCGGGTCCCTCAAATCGATCGCACCTGTAGTACGAGCCTCGCTACCGTCCCTCCATGGACATCGACATGGTCTTCGCCGGCCTGCTTCCGGGAGCGCGAACGTTCGCGCACTCGGCGATGGACGCCCACGCGAACCGCGACGAGGAGGTCTTTCTCCTGCACGCGGGCGTCAGCATCGAGAGGCTGGCGAAGGCGGTACTGGCTGATCGGAGCCCCTTCTTCCTAATGGAGATGAAGGGGAACGACGACGCCCTCTTCCAGTTCGCTGGTCTAGAGCAGGCAACCAAAATCCGCACCATTGGAGCCGCGCAGGCCATCAAGCGGTTGAAGCGCCTCGGCGTCCTTCCTCAAGCCGCCGATCTTGACCTGGATGAGCTGATCGAGCTGCGGAACGGCGTGGCCCATCTGATACCCACACACGACGGTTCCTTCGACGGTCTCACCGTGTTTATTAGGACCACGAAGACACTTCTGGAAGCTCTGGGGAATCACGGCGCTAAGTGGTACTGGGGACCTCACTATCGCCTGGTACAGGTGACCTTGAACGAGGCAATGGAGAAGGCGAACCGGCGCGTCCGCCAGCTCGTGGAACAGGCACGCTATCGCCTGTCTGAGCGAACCAGAGGTCTGCCTACGGACGCCCTGGAGGCATACGCGGAGGCCCGCTCAGTACGTACAGCGGCGATCGGGACCAACCACCGATCAGTGCTTCTTCCGCACAAGTGCCCCGCTTGTCGATACCACGGAGCGTTGATCACCGGACCGCCTGTAAGGATCCGACAGGGTAAACCCGGTGATGCCATTCCTCAAGCCTTCCTATGCAGCGTATGTGGGCTCCGGCTAGTCACACCCGAAGATCTTGCAGCGGCACACATGAACCAGCGCGTACCGCTGGTGGACCTGCGCGGAGAGAGAGTTCTGACCCCAGCAGAGGAGTTCCTCTGGTTCGAGAGCCCTGAGGGAGAGAGCGATGACTGACTGCTCCTCGTGAACGCACAACCCCATCTGTCCGGCCAGAAGCATGGTTCCGAAATCGATCACATTTGCAGTACAGGGCGGCTACCGTCCCCTCATGGACGATTCCCTCTCGTTCGAGAGCTTCTACGAAGGCGCCAAGAAGGCCGCGCATCGAGCTATGGACGACCACGGGCGTGGCGAGTATGACGAGTTCGCCCTCCACGCTGGCGTAGCCGTCGAGCGGCTCGCCAAGGCGGTGCTGGTCTCGAAGAACCCCGTGTATCTGCTGGACATGAACAAGGGGAACCCTGACCTGTTGCTGTACTTCGGCGGTCACCTAGACATAGATGCGGACAAGATCCGAACCGTGGGCGCCAAGGACGCCATCAAGCGGCTACGCAGCCTAGGCGTCCTTCCCCCGAGCCCTCAGCTCGACAAGCTGATCGAACTCCGCAACGGCACCGCCCACACGACCGTGGGCGACGAGGCCAAATCGCTCCTGCCTCCGCTCGCAGAGACCATCGGGACCCTGCTGAAGGACATCAGCCTGCCGACCGAGCAATTCTGGGGCCGCTGGTCGAGCGCCATCCACGTAGCTATCGACAAGCACAGGAATGAGGTTCAGCGAGACGTACAAGTGCGCATCCGGCAGGCGAAAAATCGCTTCGAGGATCGTTTCGGAAACCTACCGAGTGACCTCCTTGAGGGAGTACAAGCCCCATTACGAGGTCTTCGCAGTGAATGGTTTTCCGCCGGAATTCACAAAGAGACGGGCAGACCCGGCCCACCTATGGGTTGGTTTCCATGTCCCGCATGCGGCAACAAAGCGCTGGCTATGTTGCGCTCGCGAGACGAAGAGGCAGAGGACGAGTTGGACATCTTTTCTTGCACTCTTTGCGGACTGAACCTTGCCGGAGTCGATGAGTACCAGGCTGCCGGGCTCAGACTGCCGGAATTCCCTTCCCCCTGATCGATGTATACGTCTGCCCCGGCTCACTGGCCGGGGCTTTCGCATGCCCCCATCCGCGCCGGATCTTCCTGCGCACACCCACGCAAGGAGGTCCCGTGACGCCACAGATGGTCTGGGTCCTGGCCGCTGTCGAGGAGAGCGGTCCCGATGTCGGCAAGATCCTCGGCCAGTTCGCCCAGTACGGCGTCGTCGGCCTGATCGTCGTACTGCTGATCGTCGGTGTCCTCGTCCCGAAGTACGTGATGAACGCACTCACGGCCGAGAAGGACAACTGGCGCACGGCGTTCGAGCAGGAGCGCGCGGCCCATCAGGTCACCCGGGAACAGCTCATCGCCGCCCAGGCCAGCGTCGACACGGCCAACGAGCAGGGCCGGGCCATGGTCCAGCTCCTGGAGAAGCTCGGCCACCGACCCCAGACCACCGGGAGCGCCTGATGTGGCCCTTCACCCGCCGACACGCACAGCCGTCTCCCGAGTCAGAGACCGCGAAGAGGGCCGCCGAGAAGTCCCTCCAGGAGGCCCAGGCGCGCGCGCCTGAGGTCGAGGCGAGGCTCACCGAGAGCCGCCGGGTGAAGGAGCAACTCAGAGCCCACAACAGGGCGAACGCCTACAGCGACTGGATCGAGGGCATCGTCCTCGGCCGGCTCCACGGCGACGCCTGACGCAAGGAGGTCCAGTGCTCTACACCCTTACCCTCTACGCCCTGCTGGGCGTGGGCCTGGCGGCCTCGATCGGCTTCCTTGTCCTCCACCGCCCCCGGCGCTTCTTCCGCACCGTGGAGATCAACGCCTCCTGGTGGGTCATCATCGTCGCCCTCTGGTACGCGCGGTCTCTGATTCTCGTGGGGATCCGCGGTGCCTCTCCCAGCGGCCCCTGGTGGGACGTCGCCCTCTCCCTCGGCCTCCTGTCGGCCATCGACGGCCTCCTCCTGGTCCGGTTCTTCTCGTACCTCCGCTACCGCCGGAACCACCCTGAGGCCCCGCCGACGACTGCCTGAGCTGTGCCCCCAACCGGCCCCCTCCGGGCAACGCCTCACGGCACCGGAGGGGGCTTCGTCATGCCTACTTTCTGAGGTACGCCCATGAAGCTCGTCACCAGAGCCCAGCTCGGATGGCCCGCCTCCGCAGCTCCCGCCCAGGCCACCGCCAAGGGCGTGAAGGTCCACTACGAGGGGACGGCCGTCTCCGAGGACCTGCTCACCAACCACGCCCTGTGCATCGCCGAGTGGAAGGCCATCCGGAAATCCCACCTGGCCAACAAGGTCGAGAACTACTCGGACGTGGCGTACAACTACGCCGCCTGCCCTCACGGGTACCTGCTGGAGGGCCGGGGCATCGGCAAGCGCACCGGGGCCAACGGCAACCAGGCCCTGAACCAGGCCCACTACGCGATCGTGGCCCTGCTGGGCTCCTCGGGCCTGACGAAGCCGACGGAGGTCATGCTGAGCGCCCTCCGGGACGGCATCGAGCTGCTGCGGAAGCACGGCGCCGGAGACGAGGTCTTGGGCCACCGCGACGGATACGCCACGCAGTGCCCCGGCGATGCTCTGTACGCGTGGGTACAGAAGGGCGCTCCCCGCCCCGGAGGGACCCAGCCGGCTCAAGGCCAGGCGCACGAGCCCTACCCGGGCGCCGCCTTCTTCATGAAGGGCTCCCGTCCCGCGATGGGCAAGTCCTCGCCCATCTTCACGGCCATGGGCAAGCGCCTGGTGGCCGTCGGCTGCGGGAGGTACAAGGTCGGTCCGGGCCCGGTGCTCGGTCAGGCCGACGTGGACTCGTACGAGGCCTGGCAGAGGTCCTGCGGATTCACCGGATCGAGTGCTAAGTGGCCCCCGGGACCCACTTCGTGGGCCAAGCTCAAGGTTCCGAAGATCTGACTCTCGTACTCTGCCCGTGGTGTCTCTCTGGCGGGAACGCCAACGCCCCCGGTCTCCCTCGCGGAGATCGGGGGCGTTTTCGTGTGTCTAGCTGGGGTTCTGGTTCTTGCTCTCCAACCACTCCGTGTAGTTGTACGAGGCGCTGCTGCCCTGCTTGCCAGGGGAGATCTTCATGATCGCCTGGTTCTTCTCGGGGTTACCGCTGAGGTACGCCTCGGTGAGGACGTAGGGCAGGCCGTCCACCCGGAATCGGATACTTCCGTCGGGGTAGGCACTGACGCGAACCCTCCGGCCGTCGGGCAGGGTCACGGTCTCGGCGAAATGCGCCTTGATGGGCTGATCAGCCATACAGACCTCCAGGTCTTACAGGCTCGACAGGAGCGGTCAGCGTATCGTCAGGCCCAGTTGTCCGGAAGGCAGTTGTCAGTCATCCAGGTCGATGACGAAGTCCGCCGCGGTGGTGTCGCTCAGACACCGTTTCCACTACTTCAGCGGCAGCTCGGCCAGCATGACCGCATACACCGGGGAGTCCGGGAACGGCTGGCGTTCACCGACCTTCCGGAAGCCCCAGGACTCGTACAACTCCTGGACCTTGGGGTGCTCCGTGTCGACGAGCAGGACCGCGAGGTCCTCGTCCCTCCCGCCCAGCAGAGCTCGGCTTACCAGCTCGGCCACGCCCATCTTCCGATACTTCGTCCGCACTGCCAGCTCCGAATAGGAGAAGGTCCGGGACTTTTCGGGGGCAGGTTTCACGTGTTCGCGCCACCACTCGCGCTCCGGGGCCGCCGGCGCTCCGTACGCGAAGGCCGCCGCCTCGTCGCCATCCCAGGCGATTACGCAGTCGAAGTCCGCGTTGCCGCCCCAGTGGTCGACGAACCAGGGGAAGCGCTGGTTGAACTCGTCATCCATCGCATCCGCATAGGCGTCCGCATGGATGTCGATCAGCGTCTGGCGGATCTGCGGCAGGTCGCCATGCGTGTAGCGGCGGACGACCAGATCAGCAGCACTCAAGATCGGCTCCATTCGGATCGGAAGCGGTCTCCCCACTCTCGTGCGGTCCCGGCGTCCGGCGCAAGGGTGATCAAGTCCCGGTAGAAGTCACCGAGCAGGGAGCGCATCCGGCCCGGGAGGGGGTGCCCCTCCATCAGGTCGAACACCGTGGACGCGGTGGCACACGCCTGATCGATGTCCCGCTGGTGGAGCTGGGCCAGGGAGAGCCGTCCCGTGGCCAGAGCGCGATTCCGGCGGAACTGCTTGGGGATGCTGGCCAGAGCCCGGTGGGAGGCGGCCTCAGCCCGGACCGGGTCTCCGATCCTGTCCCGGACGATCGCGGTAATGGCGGTCAGCTCAGCGCTCCCGTAGAAGGCCACCCAGCTCGGCCGGGGCTCCTCGAAGGACACCTTCTCCAGAGCTTCGCTCGCGTACCCCAGGGACCGCAGGGCCGCCGCCCGGTCACCGAGATTCGAATGACCCACAGCCGTTCTGGCGTGCGCGAGCGAGGCGAACAGCGGGTCCCTCCGGGTGATGGCCGTGGCCTGGGCCGCGTAGCCGGCGTCCACAGCCTGTGTGTGCTGGCCCCGCTGGTGGGCGAGCATCGCGTACGAGTTCCAGACCCTGAGCTCCACCACGGGGTCCTTGGCCATCCCCGCCAGGTACAACGATCGGTCGAGGTACCCCTGAGCCCGGTCGAGCTGGCGGGCATCCAGAGCAGACCAGGCGGCGGTCGCGGTGTAATCGGCGGCCAGCGAGAAGAGCCGTTGCCGGATCCTCTGGGAGGCGGCCAGCTTGAGCTTGTCCAGGGCCTCCTCAGCTCCCGCCAAGGCGGCCCGCTCCAGGCCCTCGTGGCCTCCTCGGTTGTCATCCAGGGCCATCAGGGCGTCCAGGTCAGATCGAAGCCGGATCACGTCGGAGGTCCCGACGCGGGTGGGCCGCGAGTCCTGTGGAACTACAACGGCAGCGGCCGTGCCAGTGGTGGCGGTGAGGAAGTTCCTACGCCTCACGGGAGCCTCCGCTTGGATGGTGGGGCAACTTGCCGCTGGCGGGCAGAAGCCCAGCTCCTCGGCCGTACATCCGAATACTGTTTCTAAGGCTTCCCGCTGGCGGGGGTGGGGCCAGCGGGTTTTTCCGGTCAGCCAATTCCGGACGGTGCGGTCACTCACCGTTCCGTCGTATCCGCGAGAGCGCAGGAAGGCGTTGACGGCCTCGGCTAACTCGGCCTGCTTGAAGCCAGCTTCCCGCATGAGGCTGATGAGGCTCGCGTTCCCCTCCAC